TCGGTGTTGAATGATGTTTTGATGGGTTTGGAGAAAAAGGGTTTTTTATCTGCGCGAGTGGGGAGTGATGGGATGCTATCAGCTAAAACACCTCTGACTCAAGAACAATTTGAAAAATGGGACCAGAGCATAACAAATAATTGGTTGGGTCGAAATAATGCACACCGTCCCATCATTGCTAGCTTTGATGTCAAATACGAAAAGTTTGCGTTCAGTCCAGCTGAAATGGATTACATCGAAACACGTAAGCTAGGCCGTGAAGAATTGGCGACATTGTTTGGTGTACCACCAGCGATGCTAGGCATTATGGAAAACGCGACGTTGTCCAACTTTGAAACATCTCGTGTAATGTTTTATCGAGACACCATATCACCGATTCTGAGGAAACTTGAATCAGTTTGGAATACCCAACTCGTACCAGACTTTGGTGACAACTTACGTGTGGTTTATGACACAACTCAAGTTCAAGCAATGCAAAGTGATGTCAAAGAAAAATTAGAAATTGCAAAGTTGATGTTTGGCATTGGTATACCACTTAACGACATTGTCCAACGGTTGGAACTTGGGTTCAGTGAATTTGAGAATGGCGACATTGGATACTTGCCAACAAACTTAATACCAACAATCGAAAGCGATCAAAGCACACTACAATCGGAGTTGTAATGGACGGACACCACGATTGTGGCCATGATCATCACCACGATGATTCAGCACACATTGAAATCAAAGCTCAATTAACTCAGGGAACCGACATACTTTCCCCCCTGCCTAGACCAGATAATTCTGGTTCATCAGCTTTGGTTAATCGTCGCTTTGAACATTCACCATTTGTTATTCCTATCCCATTCAATACTAGAAGTGTTGAAGCTGAGTTGCGTTCATACACATCAAGTACAGAACGAGGCATTGCTCGAATATTGTTCAATACTTGGAATGCTCAAAAAGAGGCGATTAAATTTGGTGAAATTGAAAACGCTGTATTGTTCAAAGAGATCCCTAGTGGTTGGGTTGATGAATGGCGTGAGGATTATTCTAGATTCGTTAATCAAACCTTAGATCCTGAATGGCGTAGAGGTTCTAGTTTAGGTGGACAAGCGATGGCTGGAAGTATTTCAGCTGGTGCAATGGTTGATTATGAATACCCAGAATTAACAGCTGGTATGTCTCGATGGATTGAAGAACGTGGTGTAACTTTAGCTGTGAATCTCAGTAACGAACAACGATTAGCAGCTAGAAACATTCTCAATAAAACGGTTGTTGTAGATGGTCAAGGATCAAGGGAACTTGAAAAGCGCTTACGTGCTGTTATTGGCTTAACGAATCGTGATGCATTAGCTGTTGAGCGCAGACGAGAAAGCTTACAGAAACTTGTTGATGCCAGCAAGCTGACACAATCAGCAGCAGATAGGCAGGTGCTACGGTACTCAAACTTTTTGTTAACTCGACGATCTAGAAACATTGCTCGAACTGAAACAGCTTCAGCGTATAACTTTGGTGCGTTTGATTCTATGCGTAATGCAGTAGCGGATGGTTTGATCGATGGTGTCGTTGTTAAGAAATTTTCAACAGCAGGTGATGAACGAGTTTGTCCGTTCTGTGGTCCGTTGGATGGTAAAGTTGTTGCCTTAGAGGAAACATTCCCTGGTATTGGTGGTTTAGTGCCAAATACGTATGTGCCACCAGTTCACCCACAATGTCGATGCACAATCATTTATGAAGTTCTTGACCCAATTAATCAACCACGAATGATCCCACCACTTCCAACAGGTTTTGCAGCCGTAACAGCTGCCTCAGCTGGTGCAGCTTTAACTAGATTTACAAATCGAGCTGGTGACGCCCTCAATGAAAATGAGCAACAGATTGTAGATGCATTATCAAGAGCACAGGGGGCGTCAACTGCCGGTGCTTACACTGAGCGGGCTATTGTCGCTGAGAGTCGAGTTGGCAATGTCCAAGGTGCAGTTGGCTACACTGTTCAGGAAAACGGCACTTGGCAACTAAATAACATTGGTGAGTTATCCAATAGAAGCAATATCCAAGATCGATTATTTGAACAGTTTGCACGTGATTCAGCGATTCATCAGGCAGGCATAAGCATACCGCCAACACTTGTTGCACTTGGTTTATTCAGATTGTTAGGGGTATCTGAACAACAATCTGAAAATGTTGTGTTGACTCAACCAGAAGTGATTGAGTTGCTACAAGAACGCGGTGTGTCGCTTAGTGGCAACTGATAGCCTTGCATTGTATATTCAAAACAAGTTATTCTTATTGATATTGATTCTCAAAATCAACAAACTTATTTGGGGTCTTTAAATGGCAAAAAAGCAATATAAAATCACACCCACTGAGGTTGAGGTTAAAAACCAAGGCGATGGTAGAACCATATCGGGTTATGCGTCTACGTTTGGTGGGTCCCCTGATTCATATGATGATATTGTTTCCAAGGGTGCTTTTGCTCGTACTATTCGGGATCAAGGGCCACCAAAGACTAGAATCAAGTTGCTATATCTTCATCACGATCCGCTAGGAATGCCAACGGTATTGCGTGAAGATGATCACGGTTTATACTTTGAAGCCAAAATCTCTAATACCCAGTTAGGCAATGATGCAATTGAACTGGTCAAAGATGGCGTGCTTGATAAGATGTCGATTGGTTTCCAGATTATAGAGCAACGTGATCGGTTTGTTGAAGAGTTCAACCGAGACATTCGGTTTTTGGATGAAGTTAAGTTATTCGAAATTTCAGTTGTCCCGTTCCCAGCCAATACGAGCGCGGATATTTTTGGTTTAAAAGATGCGTTTAAGCAAAATGCAATGTTTGTTAAATCAGTCGCAGAGTTCTATGGATTAGAATTTGATTTTGATAAAAAGCTACTCCTACCCAAAGATGAAAAGACGGTGAATACTTTCGGTGATCTGCCTTTAGCTGGACGTGAAGACAATTGGGATTCATCCACAGCTATTGAGCGTGTGCGGCAATGGGCTGACGCTGAAGATGCACCAAATGAGCAGTACCGACGTGCGTTTTTCTGGTACGACGAAACTAACGAAGGTTTATTCAGTTCTTACAAATTGCCATTTGCGGATATTCGCAATGGTGAAATTGTGGCTGTGCCGCGTGGCATCTTTGCAGCAGCTGCGGCTTTGCAAGGTGCCCGTGGTGGGGTTGATATTCCAGAATCGGATGTCCCAGCCCTTCAGAATCTAATCGGTCGGTATTATGCCAAAATGCGACAGGAATTTGATGACGATACAATCGTAGCGCCCTGGGACGAAGAACGACAAACCCCTGTTGTGGCCGATGAAAAGTTAGATGATGAAGTCATTGAAGAACCTGATGATAAACCTCTTGATGAAGGTGACCCAGAACCTGTTGCATCAGATGAAAATGACACTGAGTCAGAAGTTGAAAAAGCTTTAAATGATTTGTATCTAACGCTGAAAAAGTATAACCAAAAATCCGATGATCCTGAAGATTCATTACAAGACGGAGATGATCAACCGTTACAAGATGAGGATGGAGAAGAGGAAAAACAATTAACTAGTGTTTTGAATGAATTGAAACACTGTAACCACATTTTGACAAAGGAAAATTAAAATGGCTGAACCAGCTGAAAAAAAGTCTGTTGAACTTATTCAGGAAATGAATACTGAGGTTAAGAGTTTGCAAACACTTGTTGAACAACGTGATGAGCAAATCAAAAACCAAGGTGAAGCTATCGAAAAACACGCTCGACGCATTGATGAAAAAGATGCTTTGATTCAGGAGATGACTGCGGAGTTGAAAGACCTGCAAAGTCGACTTGATGATTTTGAAGCCAAAAATGCTCGACCAAACAACCCATTCGGACTTGGTGAGGACGACATTAAGTCAATTGGTCAACAAATCATTGATTCTGAAGGTTATGAACAGCGTTCTAACGGTTGGAAAATGGACCAAGTTCCATTCAGCAATGTTAAAACGCTTACTTCTAACCCATTGTCAGCAGGTGCTTTGGTTAATCCTCAGTATATTGCACAGATTTGGCATAACCCAGATCGTCCGGCTGTTATTCGTGATCTATTCAACGTTGCAACTACTAACTCAAATGCGATTGAGTTTATTCAGGAAACTGGATTCAACAACATCGTATCTGGCTTGACTGTTGCCTTGGTTGGTGGTGAAACAACTTTGACTGTTGAAAATGCTGTTGGTTTTTACATTGGACAGACAATCACTTTGGTAGTTGATGCTCCAAACCCAGCTGAAACATTCAGTGTTACTGCTGTTGATATTGACGCTGGTACTATTGATATCGCCGCAGCCGTTCTTAACCCAGCTGCGATTGGTAACGCTGTAACTTCTGATACATTTGCACCAACCCCTGAAACACGGGAAAAGCCGCAAATGGGATTAGAGTACACATTGCAAACTGCAAACGTTCGAACGATTGCTCACTGGATTCCAGCTTCACGTCAAATTATGGCTGATGCTGGCCAGCTTGCTGATCAAATCAATGGTCGTTTGATGTACGGTCTGCAATTGGCTGAAGAGCAGCAATTGCTATATGGATCTGGTGCAAATGAGCAAATCTTAGGTATTCTTGCTAACCCAGATGTACCAACGTACACTCAGGTTGGACCGGATACTAAAATGGATGCTGTTCGACGTGCAATGAACGTTGCTCGATTGGCTGAATATCGAGTTGATGGTGTGGTTCTGCACCCAGATCGTGACTGGGAAAC